TATTGCAAATTTGATAGAATATTATATACTAAGTAATAACAATACTTTTGAAACAGCTCTTAAAAATAGTCTTGCAATGTTGGAAGGAACATGGGGGCTAGTAATAGTTTATACCAAAATGATTGACACTTTTTATATAACAAGGCATGGGTCGCCATTATTATTGGCAAACAATAGCAATTTTATATTGTGCTCTTCTGAAATGAGTGGATTTATAGGACTTGCGCAAGATTATATAGCATTAAGCGACAATAGTGTAGTAAAAATACATAATAATGATTATACATTTTTGGATTGCGTATTTTCAGAAACTAAACTTGCTAATGCTAATGCTAATGCTATTGACTATATTAAATATAGTATAGAACCACTAGATTATGAAGCCATGTTACATACTAAAGATCAATATGCGCATTGGATGTTAAAAGAAATATACGAGCAACCAGACACAATACAGAAAGCATATAATTATGGAGGCCGTATTAGCAATAACACAATCAAATTGGGGGGTCTTGACCAGCTAATTAATATTACATGTTATATTGAATATATATATTTGATTGGTTGCGGAACAAGTTATAATGCTGCGCTATTGGGAGAGATTTATTTAAATGAATTAAATAAGTTTGTAAGTGTAAAATGTGTAAATGCGTGCGAGTTTAGCGAAAGTTGTTTACCAAATATAAAAAATTATAGTACGCTAATGTGCATCTTTTTGTCTCAATCAGGCGAAACGACTGATGTATATAATTGTTTAAAGATTTGCAAAAATAAGCGATGTTTAACAATGGGTATAATTAATAAAGTTGATTCGTTAATAGCGCGAGAGGTTGAAAGTGGTGTATATTTAAATGCCGGTTTAGAAATAAGCGTTGCATCGACCAAGTCTTTTACTAGCATGTTAACCGTGTTAAGTTTAATAAGCATGTGGTTTGTTAATAACCATCATAATAATAATATGAAAATAAAGAGCCTTCGTTATCTCTCACATTCTATAAAGCATTTATTATACGATAAAATTATTGAAACTAAATTGCTATTATTGAGAGATAGTATAATAAGTAAAAATTACAGCAGCATATTTATTTTAGGTAAGCATAAATTATTTCCGGTTGCATGCGAAAGCTCCTTAAAAATCAAAGAAGTGTGTTATATTCATTGTGAAGGATTTTCAGCCGGTTCATTGAAGCATGGGCCATTTGCTTTATTAGATGACAAAAACTTAACGTTATTATTAATAGATAGTAATGATATTGCTAATTATAATAATTTGAAATCCACATATTATGAAATAGTTGGTCGTGAAACAAACCTATTTGTAATAACTAATTCTCAAAATGTAATAAATGAGCTACAATTAGCCTCAGAAAATTATTTACTAATAAATAAATTAGACTATTATAATGAAATATTATTTACAGTGCTATTGCAAAAATTGGCCTATATAATTTCTATAGCAAAAGGTATTAATCCTGATAAGCCTAAAAATTTGGCAAAAGTAGTAAGTGTGGAATAGTGGTGCTTGTACTAAGTCTTTAAATCATATTTTTATATATTTAAAATATGATTTAAAGAAATGATTTATAAAAAATTAACTTAAAGAAATAACATTTCAAAATTTTAAACCCCATCTACTACGTCTAACATTATTTTCATATACATTTGGTAATAGTTTCTTTGCGTAAAATGTATTTTGATTATAAAAAATTTCATTTGCGGGGTTTACTAGTGTCCTAAAATGCTCTATATTAATAATATATTCTTTTTGATGTATTAAAGTTAATTTATTTGCATCATGCGTATCATTGTTAACATCATTAATCGCATCATTATGCACATCATTACTTGCAATATGATTAGCAATAGTGTAATTTAACTCATAAATTTTATCCAAGTTATCTATAAAGTTCTTTTTTATATAATTACCAGGCTCATTATTACTTACTAATCTATGAGGACTATCATAAAGATGAATAACCTCTTTAGCGTTTAAGGGATAAAACTGACTTCTGTCAATGTTTAATTCATGTAATAATACTCTATCAAGCATAGCATTATCTTCTAACCCCCAACCCCAATTATTAGGAAATCCATTGCATTGCTCAAAATCGCCACCAGTTATGGAAAAAATACCGCCTAAAGCAAAATGAAATCCATAAAAATGCTTTACAGTTCCGTGACTTGTAACATAATTAAAAGTATTTTTAAATGCCGGTAACGTATCAATATCATTAAAAACAAATGTAATATTTTTATAGTCGTCTGGATATTTATTTTTCATAGCAATAAATCCAATATTTTTTGTAGCTCCTCTATTAAAAGGTCGCAGATCTGTTTGGTGACTATAATAAATCTCATAATCATTTTTATCATGATCTTCCATTATGTATTTCATATATATAGAAAAATGTGTCTTTTCCTTTTCGCGATTTCTATACGGCACAATGAAAATAAATTTTGGAATTATTAAATCCATTTTTAATTATTATTATTATTATGTTATATTTAAATTTATTAAATAATATTAATTAGTGTTTATTAATTATATTTAATTAGTGTTTATTAATTATATTTAATTAGTGTTTATTAATTGTATTTTTTTAATATAGTTTCAGGAATAAGAATGGTTTTATAGCTTTCAAGTTTTTTATAACATTTATTAATAGTAACTTCGCTAATTTTACTAACATTATTAATGGACGATTTTGTAATGTTTAAATTGCAAACTTGTGATATAAAATAAATAATACCGCCTGCAATAGAATGCGGTGTATTTTCCGGTATTAATTTTAGTTGCTCGATTTTGAAAGCAACAAATTTACATAAGTTTGTAAGCTCATTATTAATATTTAATTTACTACAAAATCTCTCAATAAACGACGACGGCGTAGTCTGACTTAATGATGTAATATCTTCGTTTAGTGTACTATTGTGTTCTATTTCGTTAATAATTGTAAGAGCATTTTTGCATCCTTTAGTAGCGCTTGCGTTATCTAAATTGAATATATCAGCTATTTCTTTGGCCGTTCGTGGATAATTATTAATCCTGCATGAAATGTAAATAGATGCCGCAATAATTCCATCACGATTAAGGCCTCGATAAGTCTTTGTTTCCGATATTTTTTTATGAAGGCGCATTGCTTCATCAATAATAATTTTTGGAATGCCCGAATTTTGTGATATATTTGAAATTAATTGAAACTCATCATAACGCGACTTTTCTTTATAAGGCATAGCTTGCCAATCAGTATATCTGCGAATTTTATGCATTTCATAACTCGATTTACCAGGGCATAACACTTTGCAACTGTAAGAAGACTCCTGTAATAACGGATTAATAGGCATCCCACACCGTGTAGGGTCTGAGTGACTGTTATCGTCTGCCCCATAAAATCGCCATTCAGCAGTTTGATCCAAATTATCTTTAAAAATAAGCCCACAACATATGTTAGAACATGTTAAAAACCCGTCTTCGCCTATAAATAATGAATTGTCGCAATTAGTACATATATTGTCATTTACAAGCATGTTTTTTTCTTGGCTATAAACACACTCTAAGTCAGGCTTTTCGTTATATTCTTCATCAAAAATAGTCCATAACTTTTTATTTGAAGTTTCCTTTAATTTATTTTTCCGGGTTTCTTGCTTGCTTGATTTTTGTGGTTTATTTATAACAGCATCATAATTCAATTGTAGCGACATCTAATCTCTCAATTATTTAATATTTTACTTTTAAACTATTTTGTTTCAATTATATATTTTAATATATAGTATTTTAATATATAGTATTTTAATATAATATTATAATATATTAGTATATATTATGAATTTCTTAACAGATAATTTTATTACAAATTTTTTTTCTAGTTCAAATAAATCACATGAAGATCTCAACACATTTGTAAATAAGAAGTTTACATTCTTTTTGAATAATTCTAATTTGTTATTAAATTTTGTTTCGGATTTTGAAGACTATAAGAAAGGTACTATGCAAGTTAACAATAATAAATGTAATGAATGCGAAGACCTTTTTATTTTAACAAATGATATTTTTGAGAAGTACTTTAATAAAGTCAATATTCCATTTAATATTGATGTTACCAACTCTAGTGAAGATCCAAATTCTAAAACAAACTACAAGAATAAAGTACTATATTTTTTTGATATTAAAGACTTGAAAAAAATATTGCATGCCGAAAATTTAGAACAATCAAACCCTGATTTAAGTGTATTTAATAAAAAGAGATTGTTGTGCAAAATTATTTCTATTAGTTTTATCAAAATCTACATTATAGTTAAAAGTATATATCAAACCTTTAATATTTTTGATACGTTAATCGAAAATAAAAGCGCATATGAAAGCAACAATGAAAGCAACAATGAAAGCAACAATGAAAGCAACTATGAAAGCAACTATGAAAGCCAAGAACCTGCACCTTATGTAGCACCAAGTCCTGCTCCTTATATAGCACCTACAACTGATATAGCACCTAGTAGTGACATAAAACCTGATCCAATTCCACAGCCAGCAGCAAGTCCACAGCCAGGAGCAACTCCAGAACCAGGAGCAACTCCAGAACCAGGAGCAAGTCCAGAACCAGCACCAACTCCAGAACCAGCACCAACTCCAGAACCAGCACCAACTCCAGAACCAGTAACAACTCCAGAACCAGGAGCAACTCCAGAACCAGCAGCAACTCCAGAACCAGCAGCAAGTCCTGAAATAAAACCTGATCCTAGTCCAGAGCCTGTGGCAAGTTCCGAAGTACAAGATACTACAACAAATAAGCAAACTCAAAGCGGTGGAGGTGTTTTTACAGATATATTTAGTAAATTAATAGGTACAAAAGATAGCAAAATAGAGGCAGGCAGCCCTGCATATAGTCAAGCAGAAGTTCCGCCTTATAATCCTAGTATAAGCTCTATAAGCTCACAAACTAACTCAACAGAAAAAAATGGAAAATTACAAATATCTAACAATATATTTTATTCAATATTTGTTATATTATTTACAAGCACAGAACATGAGCTTTCTACGGATAATTTTAATGCCAAGTTTTTAACCGAAGGTGTAGATAAAATGCAAAATGAAATGTTGTCAAAAAAACTACCAGAAATCATAAAATATATTTGCAAAAAAAATATATATTCAAAAGATTTTATTGGCAAAAGCTGTTTATTATTTAGAAATGATAATTTCAATTTTTTGAAATTGGAAACGTCTAATAGTGAGCAAAATGACGCAATTACATTTATTCAAGAAATAGACAAAGACTTTGGAGATCTTGATAGATTTATAGAAAGAAAAAGAAAACTATTTGAAAATTCTTTAAATAAAGAAAGTATTGAGTTATTATTTAAATATTGTAAAACAGACACATCTATAACATTTGCCAATTACAAACTTTTTAATAAAATCAAGGAAAATTTAAAAATAATGATTAAAAATTACTTTAAATCAAGAAGTGAGCTATATAATAATATATTAAAAGAAATTTTCGTTTTTGATAATAAATCACATGATATTATTAGCTTACAAAGTAAACTAACATATAAATCTATTACTGATATTAGCAAAAAAACGAAAATAATATTGCTAGATTTACACATAACAGTTTTTGCATCCTTAAATAATATTTTATCTGATATTGCCAATGAAATTAATGTTATGGGTCCTATTGATGCGCCAACAAGTGACAATAATGATGCAGTTCAAGAAGCACAACCTACTACAGGAGGCAAATCAAAAAATATGAGAAAAATAAACACAAGAAAACATAGAAATAATAGCAAGGCAAAAAAACACAGAAAAACAAGAACAAAAAGAGGCAATAAAAGAGGTAATAAAAATTTTATTAAATAAAATTGATTTATATTAGTTATTTATTATTTAATTAATATAAACTAAACATGTTTTCAAGGAAAGATCTCTATATTTCTGATTATGTTTCACCTGAGCACATTCCTATTATTATTAACTATTTTGAATATTATAATATTGCCAAAGTTAAAAAAGTAGAAGTGTTTAAGCATCTTGAGCCTGAATATTATGTTGAAAATACTAATACAAACAATTATGGTTATGCGTTAATTGAAATTGACACTTATTACGTTAATCAAGGAGCACGAAACTTTTATAGTGCTATTGAAAATAATAAAGGATTAATTGTGTATGATGATCCATATTCTTGGGAAATTACGTTTAGTCCGTTTAGCGAAGCAGCCGATGTTAGCAAAGCAGCCGATGTTAGCGATCCATCCGAAGAAGTATGCGAAGCTGAAGATTGTTATTCTAGTTACGACGAAGAAGAAGAGGTAAGTAAAGCAAAAGAAGAAGAAGAGGAAAAAGATGATTTTAATTATAATAGTTATGAAAAAAACTTTAATTGTTTTAAGAATAAGCAAAATTCAAAAAAGCAAAAAATAACTCGTGAACTATTAGATATTAAAAAGACATTTCATGATATTAGCACTAGACAAGAGAAACTACTAAATTTATTAATTCTCAATAATAAATTAAAAAACTCTAAAAATAATTCTAAAAATAGCAACAACCAAAAAGCGAAAGACCCCAGAAACACATGGAACCGTCGTCTTCGTGTTTTATTCTAATTGATCAACACTTGTTACATCTTTGTAAAAATCCTCGCTATCATTAATAGACGCCTCTTTACAACAACCATATGTTGTGCGATGCCATTTACTAATCCCATATTTTTTTATTGCCTCTATATGTTTAGACGTCCCATAACCTTTATTGGTTAAAAGTCCATAATAAATATTTAATTTAGGAAAATTATTGCAAAGTTCTCTAATATATTTATCGCGCTCTACTTTTGCCAATATAGAAGCAGCAGCAATTGAGCAATATTTATTATCTCCCCCTTCAATTAAAATATGATTTAATTGTTTAATAATATTTGATGTTTCGCAATAATAAGTATAAGGTTTAAAGTCGTTTCCATCTACTAATAAATAGCACAATTCATTTGAACAAATCATATTATTTTTTGCATAATAAGCATTTAGAATTTGTCTTAGCGCTTTATGCATGGCGCTTAATGTGGCTTGTCTAATATTTATAGCGTCAATTACTTTCTCATCTTCATAAGACACAGCCCAATATAGCGCATTTTTTTGTATATAGTCGGCAACCTCCATTATCTTGGTTTCGGATGTAAATTTTTTGCTATCTTTTAATAACTCGTATTTGAATTCATGATCATTAGGCAATACAACAGCCGCGCTATAAACTCGGCCAAACATGGGACCTCTACCGGCCTCATCAATACCTATTTCGATAATAGCACTATTATTATTATATTTTTTTTCCAAACATTGTTTAGAATTTTTAACTTTTAACATTTAAAATAATATAGAAAATTTATAATATTTATTATATAATAAATATAATATGGCTTTCAATTTTAAAAAAAATTTCTTAATAATTATGTTATTAATAATTGTACTATTATCAACAATAGTGTATATTAATATACAAAATATTAAAGAAACATTTATATCAAATAATATGATAAACACTGAAAATATTATTATAGATACACGTGATACAAGTTATAACTATTATAAATTAAACGACGGTTTTAAACCTTATTATATTAAAGATCATATTCTTACTAGAAGCAGTTTAAACCGTATTGGAGATGTTTCTGCAGGTACCTTTATAAATAATAAAAATTATTTTCTAACTAATAACGCACAATTAGCACATTATATAAGTGCTACTACAATAACATTGTATACTTTTAAAGTTAATCAGGGGATTGTATTAGATTTAAGTTCTAGTATAACACCTACATCAGATATTAGTAGTATATATGTATTAATGCCTGAACTTTCGGGAAATTTATATGATATTAGTACCAATAATAAACTATCTAGTGTAACTATTAGAATGAATAATGTAGACGTTATTAAATCGGGAATATTTCAAGAACGCGCAGCAGCAGCAGCAGAAGCAGCGGCTACAAATTCAACATCGACAGCAACCGCAAACGCAAACTCAACATTAGGAGTTAACATTTCGGGATTATTTGGCGGTGGAGTTAATAATATGACGGGTATTAGTAATGAGCTCTTTTTATCTTTATTGAATAATGGAGCTTTTGGAAATGCATACGTGCCGCCTGTATATAATAATTTCGAAACAGCTATGAATTTAGCATCAAATCCCGTAGTAAATCCGGTAAATTCAATGAACCCTTTAGAATATGCGCAAACTCTTTTTGGTCCAGAAGTAACGCCTATGATGTCAAAAAATTCATCTTTAAACAGTGATTGTAAGATTGATGAGGCTAAAGACGCAACTACTAATAAATCAAATAATAGTAGTTCAACAAAAGATATGTTTAAATTTGATAGTACTGGCAATTTATTATCGCAAAATATAGGCGGCAATAGTGGTAATAGTGGCAATAGTGGCAATAGCGGTAATAGTGGCAATAGCAATAATAGCACTAATAGCAATTCAAAATGTGCCCCTTGTCCTGCTCCGCAAAGATGCCCAGAAAGCAATTTTGAATGTAAGAAAGTTCCAAATTATGAGCAAGGTATAGATAATGCGTTTTTACCTAGACCCGTATTAGCTGATTTTAGCACTTTTGGTATGTAAATAGCATAATTTAATGCTAAATATTATTATTATTAGTCTTTTTCTTTTTATAAAAAGAGTAATAATTAGTATATACACTTTCTCAAACATTATGAGACTAATAAAATAGTTTAATCATAATATTTTCATGTTATGTATTATTTTTTTAGTAGCAACTTTAGTAATTTATACTAAAGATGTTCCTCCTCATCCGCCTTTTTGTTTTCTAACCTTTCCAAAGGTTTTACTTGTTCTTCGCGTTATATTTTTAATAAAGGCTATTAATTTTTTCTTAGTAAAAGAGGCAAGATTTTGACGCTTTCTTCTTTTTGAATTCGAACGTTTACGCATTTATAACATAATTAACTATTTTAATTTGTTTTAAATGTTATAAATGTTTTAAATGTTTTAAATGTTTTAAATGTTTTTAATGTTTTATTTATTTTATTTATTTTATTTATTTTATTTATATATATATATAATGGTTAAACGTAAGAAGTCTATACGTATGAAGTCTATACAATATGCCGCGGCTATACCATTGCCACATTCTTCAATGACCCCCCGTTTAAATACATACAATAAAGACGCAAATATGCATAATCATTTTAATGAATTAATGACACACGAAGAAAGGTCGCGCTATATGAGTAGTCTAGACGGTAAAAATTTTCCTGAATTTGAAAAAACTATGTATAATAAGCCTGCAAATAATACACTCAAACAACAAACGGGCGTTATGACTACGCTAGACGGTAAAGACTTAAATTATTATGAAGACGCTATGTACGATGCCGAAAAACTACTAGCAAACAAGAATGTTAATACATTTCACGAAGTAAGCATACAAAACATGTCTGGAAAAAAGCTGCTTGATCGTTATAATGAATTACACACAACAAAAGAACGAGATGACTTTATAAAAAGTTTAAAAGGTGATAAGTTAACTATTTTTCAAGAAGCTTTAATTAACTCTATTTCTACGGCATCTGGACTAAGAAAAAAAAAGCGTTCTACAAGGCACAAGAAAAAGAGAGGCAAAAAAACGCGTAAATATAGAAGAAAATATTAAATATAATTAATTAATTAATTAATTAATTAATTAATTAATATTATGATTATTTAAATCATTTTTTAAATCATTTTTTAAATCATTTTTTAAATCATTTTTTAAATCATTTTTAAATCATTTTTTAAATCATTTTTTAACTCATTTTTAAATCATTTTTTAAATCATTTTTTAAATCATTTTTTAAATCATTTTTAAATCATTTTTTAAATCATTATTTAAATCATTTTTATTTATGTTTAAAACATTTTCTATCTATTTTAAATGTTTTACACTTTTTCTCTTGTGGAACAATATTTATTACGCATTTCGCTTTTTTGCCGTATAACGGCGTTGTACAACCTTTTTCTTTTTCTTTCTTTTTTGTATAATTAAATAGTTTAGCTTTTTCAATAGTGCATCGTGATCTGAAATTTTCATAATTATCGCGCACTTCGCAATATGTTAGCCCCGACTCCTTTCCTAACATTTTATTTATTTGTTCATGTAAATTAAAAATATAACGCGAAAAATTATTTCGATTTTCAAAAATTTCAGGTTTTAATGGAAACTTTTTAAAATTATTTGTAAGATTTATTCGGCAATATTTGCAAGGTAATGTATATTGAAAATTAAGCAACAATTGTTTATATTTTTGTTTTTGTATATTTGTTGGATTAATCGGATAATTAAAGCTCATTACATGTAAATAATGCCACAAACTTGGCCCCCATATACTAGTTAACATACCGTCTCCGCTACTATAATCCTTATTATTGTAGGTTTTTTTTGATTTTTTCTTTGTATTATTTTTAATACTTTTTTTCATATTTAAAAAACTTTATTACTTTATAATATATGTTAATATTATAAATTATTATAAATTATTATATATTATTATAAATTATTATAAATTATTATAAATTATTATAAATTATTATAAATTATTATGTATTATTATATATTATTATAAATTATTATATATTATTATATATTAAATAAATAATAATAAATAAATAAATAAATAAATAATTATTATGTATTAAATATATAATTATTATTTATTTAATATATAAATAAATATGTTCAATAATATAGTAAATATAGTAAATAGTTATTTAGTAAATTATAAAAATGAGTTTGTAAAAACTGCAAATGACAAAATAGGAATTTTTATAATATTAGCAATTACACTAATATTTTTAGGACTAACCATATTTTTATATAATAATGTTGTTAAAGGCATGTTAAATAAAAAGCATCCATTAAATAGAGAATTTGTAAGCGAGCGCAATAGCGACGATGTGTTAATATTATATTTTTATACGCAATGGTGTCCTTATTGTAAACAATCTTTACCAGAAATTAAAAAATTTGAAGACTATATTAGTGGATTAAATAGCGAAAATAGTTATAAAATTACATTAACTAAAATTGATTGCGACGAAAATACAGCAATGGCTGAAAAATATAAAATTCAAGGTTATCCAACTATAAAATTAATATATAAAGGAAAAGTCTATGATTATGATGCTAAACCCAATAAACAAAATTTAATAGAATTTTTACAAACGTCAATTAAGTAAATGAATTAAATAGTGGCTCTATATCATCAAAAGGATCATTGTTAGAACTAGTTAGCAATAAATCGTTATTGCTTTCCAATTTATTATCTAATTTATCAATATTATCAATATTATCAAGAAATTTTTCTGCTTGTAATACTCCTAAATTTATCAAGTAAGCCCTTTCTGTTTCATCTGATAAAACATGTTTCCAATAAGCACTATCAATTGAAGTGTATGTTAATGCGGTATTTATATTATTTTTTATATAAATAATAATTTCATTTTCAAAGTTTGAAATTTTAAGAAATAATTTTTTTATAAGAAAAAATACATATTCGAAAAAATTGGAATCGTTAGTTATAATGTTATTAATGTTATAATCTGAATATTTGTTGTAAAAGTTATTAGATAAATCAATAGGTTGCATTTTATCATTCATAAAGCATAATATTTCATCATGACTGCATTTTTTTTCTGCTATACACTGATTAATAGGGCAACCAACTATTATAGCTCCGTCTAAATAAAAACAATTATCAATATATAATGGAACAAAAAGGATGGGAATACTTAAAGACATATAAAGCGCATCCACTAATTCTAGATTTGGATTAGTAATATAATTAAATTTTATTTGCTTTATATCATTCAAGCTACAAGCAAATATATTAAACTCTATTTTGGTTAAGTTGTAAAATTCTAACAATGTAATATTTAGCGGAATATTTTTTGCCAAAAATAACGGCTCAAATACATTAATTAAAAAAGTTTTATTAATTAAACCTTTTTCATATAATATATTAATATATGAGCTATAAGTAATATTAAATAATTTGTTCCATGGTCTTTTAATTAAAAAGTCATCCATCCATGCCCATTCAAAATTTAATATATATATTAAGCCTATAATACCTCCTATAGATATAGTATATAGTGATTCTATATTTTCATGTGCAATAAATTTTTTCTCGGTCAAATATTTTAATGCACCATATTCAACCATTCCAACGGGACCGCCACCTGTAAAAACAATATGTTTAATTATAGTCATTTGATATATTTAAAATGAATATAATTATTTTTATATATTTATTCATTTTAATATTGTAATATTGTAATATTTTTATAATTTTTATAATTTTTAATATTTTTATATTTTTTAATATTTTTATATTTTTATGCAAAAAGTATGCAAAAAGTATGCAATAAGTATGCAATATATATAAAAAAAATATGCTATATACTTAAAATATATATGTAATAAATATAAAATTTTTTCATCTAGTAAATTGCTATTAACATCGTCATTATTAACATCATGATTATTAACATCGTCATTATTAACGTCGTCATTATTAATAATGTCATTATTATTACTAGTACGATTAGGATTATAATCCATGGTTTTAATAAACTTTTTTGCTTGTGTTGATCCCAAATTTATTAAATACTCTCTTTCACTTTCTGTAATTAAAACATGATGCCAATATTTTAAATTAGAACCTTCATGAGCTAAAGCCACATTTATACTATTTTTAATATGAACAATTATCTCATTTTCTATATTTGATATTTTCATAAACCATGCATTTAAAATAACATAAAAATATTTTAAAAAACTAATATTGTTATTGTTATTGTTATTGTTATTGTTATTGTTATTGTTATTGTTATTGTTATTGTTATTGTTGTTATTGTTATTGTTATTGTTATTGTTATTGTTATTGTTATTATTATTATTATGATATGGATTAGATAAGTCAATAGGTTTAGTTTTATCATTTATAAAGCATAAGATTTCACTATAATCGCATTGCTTTTCAGTAATACAATTATTTACAGGACAACCTTGTATTATAGCTCCGTCTAAATAAAAGCAATCATCAATATATAGTGGTGCAAAAACAAATGGAAACGCCAAAGACACATATAAAGCATCAACTAACATAACATTAGGCGTATTAATATAATTAAATTTTTTTTGCTCTAATGTTGTAAAACTGCAAGCATATATATTAAACTCTATTTTTATTAAATTATAAAATTCCAACATTGTTATAGTTAGTGGTATATTTTTTGTTAAAAATAACGGCTCTAATGCATTGCATACATTAGTTCTATTTATTAGCCCTTTTTCATATACTAAATTTGTATAAGAAAAATAATTTGTATAAGAAAAATTTATTACATTTTTCCAAGGTTTTTTAATTAAATAATCATCGACCCATAACCAGTCCAGGTTTAATAAATATATTAAACCTATAAAGGCTCCGATTGATGTTGCATATATACTTTCTATATTTTCATAAACAATATATTTTTTTTCAGTTAAATATTTTAAAGCGCCATATTCAACTAATCCAACAGGACCACCACCTGTTAAAATCAAGTGTTTAATATTCATCAATATTTATATTTATATATTTATATATAAATGTATATAAATATAAACGTATATTATTATATAAATAATATAATTTATTTTTTTTTATTTCTTTAATTTAAAAATAAATTATTATGTCCAATGATATTTTTTATAATTTTTCAAATAAAATAGATAGTGAAGACAGTTCTTTAAAATTAAATATAGACGAATTATATAGTAAAAAACAACAGCAAGATTTGAATGTTTTAAAAAATTATAATAATATATTAATAAGAATACATAATAAAATTAAATATAATTCAAAAAACGTTTTAAACGAACATTGTTGTTGGTATGTTGTGCCCGAAATGATTTTAGGTATTCCTAAATACGACCATAGAGACTGTACTGCTTATGTTATTGAAAAATTGCGTGAAAACGGATTTATTGTAAGATATACGCATCCAAATTTGTTATTTATAAGTTGGAAACATTGGGTACCTAGTTATGTTAGAAGTGAAATAAAGAAGAAAACCGGAAATTCTATTGATGAACATGGTAATATTATTGTTGAAGATACTAACACCGATAACAATAACAATAACAATAATGCTAGCTCATCAGTAAATAGTGAGCATATGTTATTTTCTAATAACAAAAGTATTAAAACTACTTCTGCGCAATCAAAAGATTACAAAGACATTAAAACATATAAACCTTCTGGTAATTTGATATATAATAATAGTTTATTAGAAAAATTAAGTATTAATTGAAAATTATTTAAATAGGTATTATTATAAATAATAATACATAATACTATTAAACATTATATTTAAATGTTATTAAAGGAAACATTAGCAACAATCTTCATTATTATTGCAGCCTGCTATAGCATTAATACTACTAATAATAATAGTACTAATAGTACTAATAATAATAGTACTAATAATAATAGTACTAATAATAATAACAATAGTGAGTGTGTATTAATTAATGGAGGGGGGTTTTCTGGATTTTGGTATTACTATGGTTATTTACAAAACTATAATATTAATATTGGCAACAAACCTATTTATTGTTATTCTTCTGGATGTGTAGCATATGTAGCTTCAATTGGTAGTAATAATTATAGTTATTTACATGATTTAGCAATTAACTTAGTAATTGATTATAATAATAAAAAAATAACTAGTTATGAAATAAAGGAAAAATTTATAAACATTATTTCCTATGCTAATATTAATATACAAAATTATAATCTTAATATATTAACCTCTAATTATGTCGGTCAATGTAAAATAACAAAGCCTAAAACTGTTAGTGAGTTAATAGTTGCACTTGACGAAACAACAAACATACCATTAATAACGTCAAAACTTGATTTTAGTAAAAATATTGATGGCGCATTTTGTATAACATTTATAAATAAATGTGCGCATACTATTAGAATTCCATATGATTATAAAATTTATAGAAATATATTTAATATTAATATGAGTTATAAAGATTTTATTTATTTTTTAACATATGCTAAGTCATAAGTGATAAGTTATGTAAAAAAAATTGATATTTATTTTTACATAAATTTTTAATTATATTATTAATATTATTAATATTATTAATATTATTAATATTATTAATATTGAAAAGCTTAAAATATCAGCATGAAGGCGAGTGTACAAGATAAACGTAAACCTTTGCCAAAGTTGACAAAACTATTGCCACCTTTTTGTGGTTTTATGATTGATGACGTAGTGACTTGTAATATATGTTTAGAAGACAATGATGGAGCTATTGAAATAGATGGCTGTATTTCTGGAAAAGGAAAACGAAGGCTTGTTACCTCATGCGGTCACATATTTCATAAAGCATGTTTACAACAATGGACTGCTGCATCTTTAAAAGGTTCATTGTGTGGAATAATTACTTGCCCTTGTTGTAGAGGACCTGTCTATATGGATCAGCAAAGTAGTCAAGCAAAAGAAAAATTGTTTGCTGCTTTAGCACAATGTAATTGTTGTGCAAGGCATCAAAGTGATAAACCATTGACTTATGAACATGACCCAGAGTTAGATGCTAGGACTATGTCAAAAGCTCAAGAAATTGCTCTGCACACTCTTTCAGCAGAAGACTATATAGAATGGCGCAATGCTGACTGGCTGCGTAGAAACGACCACCTTTTTCAGTGCGATTGCCATTGTAGAACAAGAATGCGGTCAATGGTTCGTCATATTCCACCTCCTAGCCCATATGACTGGACTAGTAAATAGTCTTTAAAAAATTGTTGTTATGTTTTTAAAAAATTGAATTGAATTTTTTTTAGTAAAGTAGTAGCCTGGCTATTATATAGCGAGCAAAGAGCAGCAATCACTATGGATGCTCGTGCTGTTGCGATCATGCGCTTTATTACCGCGGAAGAGCACGACGAGAGGGTGAAGGATGCTATTGCTTTTGTGATGGAGGGTATTCAGTCTTCGATGGTTATGGCCAAGCTTCCTGAAAAGTTGCTCAGGTTCATGAACATGTGGGCAAGAACCGGGTGGTACGATCACAACGGAGAGGCGAAGTTTGAGCACTGTTTGTGGAAAGTGGTGGCTCGGGAAATGCAGAAGCGGGTGTTTGCCTTTTTAGTGGAGCGGTCTAGGGAGGAAATGTGTATGCCCGATGAAGATGAATTCGCCTTTGATCATGCTCTCACGAATGTCATGCGTGCCTTGGAAGGTTTGGCTTGGGTTGATGGGTATTGGCCAACTCTGGGTGCTGAGCTGGCAGATGAGGCGGAACGTTGGGTCACAGAACACCATGAGCACTTCTTGATTGAGGGAGGTGACGGTGGTCGTTTCCAGTATTATGACTGTGTAAATGAGGAGGTGTGTGATCATATGCCTCATCGTACAAAGCCTGTGGTCTATGAGGAGCGGGACTACGAAGATGAGGAGACAGGAGAGGAGGAAGAGGAGGAGACGGGATGGGTTTGTGTAGGTCCTGGTACTCTTGTGCCGTGCTGAAACTCTTGTGCCGTGCTGAAACTCTTGTGCCGTGCTGTGTGTTGCATATTTTTTATTTTTATTTTTATTTTTATTTTTATTTTAATTTTTATTTTAATTTTTTATAAAAAATAGTTGCTATGTTTATTTAAAATTGAATTGATTTTTTATTTAGTTAATTAGTAGCCGAGCGATTATACAGAGAGAAGCGTGAAGCGACTATGGATACCCATGAGATTATGGAGTTGATGACCAATGCCAAGCACGACGAGACGGTCAAGGATGCTATTGCTTACGCGATGAAGGGTATTCAATGTCGTGTGATTATTGCGCATCTTCCTAAAAAGTTGCTCGAGGTCATGAATATGTGGGCAAGAATTGGGTGGTATGACCACGACGGAGGGGCAAAGTTTGAGAAATGTTTGTGGGAAGTCGTTTCTCGGGAGCTGAAGACCCGTGTGTTTGACCTTTTAAAAGAGTGGATGATTGGTGAGGGTGGAGTAGTATACCCGGAAAAGGATTTGTTTTATGCTCTGGGCACCGCATCAAATAGTTTGCATTTTTATAAGGAAGAATATTGGCCGACCATGGGTGCTGAGCTGGAGGCTGAGGCTTTGCGTTGGGTAAAGGAGCATGACGAAGGTCGCTTGATAGAGAGCAGTGACGGTGGATATTTTCAGTATTACGACTGTGTAAATGAGGAGGTGTGTTATATTATGCCTCATCGTCCTAACCCTCTGGACTACGAGGAGCAGGACCAGGAGCAGGATCTGGAAGAGGACCAGGAGCAGGAAGAGGACCAGGAGGAGGAAGAGACTGGTTTGGTTCTTGTGGGCGCTAGCACTCTTGTGCCGTGCTGAAACTCTTGTGCCGTGCTGAAACTCTTTAAATGCGTATTGTGTCTTGCATATTTTTTATTTTTATATGAAAAATATTGTTATAAATTATTAAAATTGAAATACTTTTTATTTATTTAAGTTCTGGCCTGGTATTTATATATGGAACCTGATATGATTGCCGAGATCCGTGGCTTGTTTGGCGATATTGTTACTGACGATGTGCTGTTTCAGGTTATGATAAACAGGGCATACGAGGAAGTGGTACGTGTCATTCAAAGCGGGTTTGATGTACGGAAACTTCCTAGGGAATTGGAGGCCATCATGAATTGTTGGATAAGAACCAAAACCTGGTACGTTGAACATGGAGTATCAAAATTCGAAGCTTGCTTGAAGGAAGTCGTGGCCGATGAAATGATTAGGATCATGATACGCTTTTTGGTGGGGCGAAAAAATGCGTTACAAGACGGTGAGACGCTCTATGAATGTGACTTGCGTGATGCTCTGAAACGTGTATCGCAAGATTTGACTACCATGGAGTGGGAAACAGAACTCATCTTCACATACTACGCAATGTGTTGGGCACAAAATCACAACGATCGCATTCTGTCTTGTGACTACGACCATGATTTCTCGTGGGTTAGCGAAGTAACTGGGGTGACACATTATTGTTTGCCTCATCTTGCCAAGCTCACAGAGTAAGTTAAGCGGACAAGGTTTGAGTGAATGTTGTGTGTTTTGCATATTTTTTTATTTTTATTTTTTTTAATTTAAAAAATTTAATTATTATTGTTATACTTTTTAAAAATTGATTTACTTTTTTATTTAGTTAATTAATAGCCTCCACAAAGCGCGCTATGTTTGCCGAGATCCGGAGCTTGTTTGGCGATCTTATTATCGATGACGTTCTGTTACGGACAAGTATCAACATGGCAGGCGATGAAGCAGTAGAGGCTATTCAGCGCAGGTTTGACGTTCGAAAAGTTCCCAGGGAATTGGAGGCCATCATGAATTGCTGGATAAGGACGCGTTCCTGGTACAATCAGGATTATGTGTCAAAGTTTGAGTGTTGTTTGGAGGCTGCGGTGGCTGATGAAATTCGTGTGTTCATGACTACCTTTTTGAAGGCAAAGAGGGCAGTGTTACAAGACGGAGTTCTCAATGAAGGTCACTTCTATGATGCAGTGGAACGGGTATCACGTCGGATGGAACTCATGGATTGGGAGACCGATAGTCGCTTGACAAACTACGCAATTTTGTGGGCTCAACACTACAGCGATCATGTTTTGCAATGCGACTACGATCATGCTTTCGCATGGGTTTGCAATGATACAGGGACGACACATTGTAATTTGCCTCATGTTCCTAGGCATCTCAAGAATGTCGATCCAGAGCTATTGTCCGTCGACTTCCAGCATGAAGAAGGTTGGGATTGCTCTATTTGTTTAGAGGCTGACGCCTAAGATCCTAGTTGTGTTAGAACCGCATGTGCGCACATATTCCATAGGGGATGCTTGGAAAAGTGCAAGCGATCATATTTTGATCAATAGGAAAATTATTACAAGGATTGTATTCCGTGTCCGTTGTGTCTTGTCTTGTGTTACGCATTTTTTTATGCATTAGTGTTTATGCTTTATTAAAATTGAAATGATTTTTTATTTAGTTAACTATTAGCCTCCACAACTAATATAAAGCAAAACAAAAACCATGGATAGTATGGATACTATTAGAGCTTTGTACGATTACGATGGTACTGGTTTTCAGCGTACTATCGATCGAAGCACTAGTATGGATAGTATGGATAGTAGTGATAGTATGGATAGTTGGTTACAAACGCAAAGTATTCGTATTAGCACAATGTATGATCATACTGCTTTTGTGAATATCATAAATTATCAAATCGCTAAGATAGTAGAAGAAATTCAAAAAACTATTGATTTAAGTAAGCTTTCGAGAGATTTGAAGGCAATTATGAATAGTTGGATCAGAACGCATTCATGGTATGATGAAGATAAACTGTCAAAGTTTGAGCGTTGTCTTCGATGCATAGTGACAAAGGAAATGAGACGTCAAACTATTGAGCGTTTAGAACAACAGGACATGCCTTCTTTTCCAGTCAACATAGATGATTTGTTTTATGAACTAGAAGACGCATTTAGTCGTTTGACTAGTTCAGATTTTTGGGATATGGACACCGACTTGACAGCCGAAGCAAAAAACTGGGTAACAAACCATGACGAATGCCTAATAGAAAGCGACTTTGACCGGTCTTTTTCGTGGTTTAGCAGTCGGACAATGTCGACCCATTATCACTTACCTCATGTATGTATGAGCAATAACAATATAGAATTCGTGTCGTTGAAAGTATTAGCAATCGACATTAAGCACGAAGAAGGTTGGAAGTGTGCTATATGTTTAGATGTTAATTCAGAAAATCCTGTATGTGTTAAAACTGTGTGCGGACATATATATCATAACGATTGTTTGACTAATTGTAAGCGTGCGTTCTTAGAACGCAAAGAAAATTGCTACAAGACATGTGTTCCTTGCCCTTTGTGTCGTGCACCTGTTAATTGATTATTATCTTTTGTGTCTTATAAAAAAATGTTTTTTTCTTTGTTTTTAATAGTGCGTTGTTTCTGTAAATGTTATTTTTGACTTTATAAAAACATCAGCACGACATAGCGGGCAACTGATTTTCGGTTTAATTGTATCTTTTTTTACTGCGTCATCAAACATTGGATATAAGCATTTTATGTGAAAACTATGTCTGCATAAAGTTGTAATAGTACTAATGGGGTCCATAACACACAAACAAATAGAACATTCATTTTCACATGCATCACATAGTTGTTCTGCTTCTTTTATTGCTTGTGGTTGTGTTTCTTTAAGACTACAAATAATAGCATATATTTTGTTTTTTATGTCAAGACCAGTTTCTTTGCTATTTAGTAAATCTAATGCTTTATTGTATGTATAATAACCAAATAGCGTAATCCAGTTATCTTTTCTAAACTCATTTACTATCGATTGTAGTCCCTCATAATCATTTTGTGCGTATGCTTTAGAAGTTACATAATGAAAAATTTTTAAGCGATTATCGGCTATATATTGATAAAGGTCGCATAGTATGGCATGTGGCACATTTAACTCTTTAAATCCGTGTTTATCTAAAAATAATGTATCAATAAACAATAAAATTGCATAATTAGTCTTTAATTTAAAATCATCTTCGCAATAATAATGAGTATTGATTAATGTTTTATAAAAGTGTGCAATATTTTGCCTATTTAGTAGCACTTGCATAATATAGCTATCAACACATGAGCTCATTAATAAGCGTTATTAATGATTTAATATTAATATATTAATATAATAATTTAATATTAAAATAATACAATCAATTTTTTCTACGATAAAAAATTTTGGTTATTGCTTCTTATTACGACGACGATACGTTTTTTTGTTTTTATGTTTTTTGTGATAAACTACCCGTCTTCGTCTCGTTCTTCCTGAACCTATTGTTATTAACATATTACTACTATCGCGTAATGATTTATCAGCAATATTTATATAATGATGATTATTTGCTTCTAGTGCTTTAGCTCTCAATGTTGATGCACTAATCATTAATTTTACTAAACTAGTTCTATAATTATTTCTATCTTTAGAATAAGTATTATTGGATGTAGATATACTCCGTGTAACATGGGGGTGTTGATTAAATAACATTTCCTGGGTATTCTTATTTTGTAAATCACTAATAAATTTTTTATAAGCTATATCAAGTTGAGAGATACGTGTTTTATATTTAGAGCCTAAGTTATGAGCATCTGGTTCTGTAGCCATGTAACTTTTTATATAAATATATAAATATATAAATATATAAATATATAATGATAAATAATGAAAGCTAGTTTATTCCTAACATCAATAAATAATCTTAAAACATTTAAACTAGCATCCTCCTCGTAGTCGTAATACAAGATGAAGAGTACTCTCTTTTTGAATATTATAATCGTTTAATGTTCTCCCATCTTCAAGTTGTTTTCCTGCAAAAATTAGTCGCTGTTGATCGGGGGGTATACCTTCTTTATCTTGAATTTTGGCTTTAATATTATCGATGGAATCGGACGGCTCTACTTCCAGCGTAATAGTTTTTCCTGTAAGTGTTTTTACAAAAATTTGCATAATACTACTATATAAATTAGTGTGTTATGTTTTTAAATTATTACTAAATATATAAATTAGTGTGTTATGTTTTTAAATTATTACTAAATGTATAAATTATTAATATATTAATATATTACTATATAAGTATATTATATATTATGAGTAAAGTATTATTATTTTTGTTGTTTTGTTTTCCTGCACGATTATTATTAGCTTATATAGCCAAGAAAATGAGTTTATATTATTTACCATTATTTTCAATAATAACATTTATTATAGGTATATTATTTATAAAAAATTATATTACAAATGAGCCAAAAGTGGGGTTTTTTGGCTCTAAAGTGTGGTGGTCTAATTATAGATTAGTTCATGGTATTAATTATTTGTTTTTTAGTATAATGGCATTTTTTCAATATAAAAATGCGTGGATCTTTTTATTGTGTGATGCATTATTAGGATTAATATTTTTCATTTACGAACAATATATTATTAATTATAGATTGGTAAAAGCGAAGAAAGACACTACCAAAAAAGACATTACTAAGAAATAGATTATATAATAAGCTCAAGTTTTAAAATTAAAAATATTCTTAAAATTGATAATAAAAACAATTAACGTTATTAATATAATACTATGAAAGTATTAGTGTTTGATACTGAAACAACTGGCTTACCAGAAAACGGCGCATCTATTTATGATAAATCAAAGTGGCCATATATTATTCAGCTCAGTTATATTTTATATGATATTTCAGATAACAGTGCATTAATTAAAAATAATTATATTAAGATTGACGGTTCAGTTGTAATTCCGCAAGAAAGTTTTGCAATTCATCATATTAGTAGAGAGATTTTAGACATACAAGGAATAAATATTGTGGACGCATTGAAAGATTTTAATGAATGCGTGAAATTATGTGATATTGTTGTTGGTCATAACATATCTTTTGATAAGCGACTGATTTTTGTGGAATGTTTTAGGCACAATATTAAACAATATTTTACACAATTTAAGAATAATGAAAAACTAAATAAACCAGAGTTTTGCACTATGAAAAACTGCACAGATTTTTGCAAGTTAGAGAGATTAAGTAAAACAAACAAAGTTTATAATAAAAGTCCTAAATTAAGCGAATTATATGCATTGTTATTTCCTAATGAACTATTACCTGAAGATTTACATAATTCACTTATAGATGTTACCATGACATTGCGGTGTTATTTAAAATATGTTTATAATTTAGATGTTAAAGAAATAAATGAAACACTAAAACAAGTTTTATTAAAATAAAAATAAAAATAAAAATTATAAATTATAAATTATAAATTATAAATTATAAAAATTATAAATTATAAAAATTATAAATTATAAAAATTATAAATAAAAATTATAAATTATAAATTATAATGTATTATATATTATAATTAATATATAATATATACTATGTTAAGACAATTTATTATAAAAAATATAAATTTAGTATCAATAGTTATTTTTTTATTATTATTTGCACTAATAATGTTCATAAAGCCAACAATTATTTTTGATAAAAACGGAAGACCGCGTGATTTTGGGATAGGTTATAAAAATAAGACAATATTACCTCTCTGGTTAACTGTAATAATATTAGCAATAATATCTTATTTGTGTATTTTATTTTATATAAATTATAACACATTTATTAATTAGCTTATTGGCCGGGATTTGCGGTTTCGTAATCACTAATAATTTGATCTACAGATTTTTCGCAAGATATACCTATAATATAATTATAGCTAATTGAGCTAATTAATATACCTGCTAATATATACCAAACTAATGTTCCAATAACATGTTTTATGGTTATTAATTTATATAATTTCATAATATTTGGGTCATTTGCATCTGCTGGACCAATAATGTTTGCTTTATTTAATTCATCAACAAAATTTTCAAAATTAGATAAATCTATATCTATTTGATTAATGAATTTTGATTTATTACTATTGATGGTATTAATAGCTTTGACTAGTTCATTTTTAGTTGGGTCATCTTTAATTACGTCGGTTTTGGTAATTAATTCTTTTAATGTTTGCTCAACACCTAACATGGATATAAAAATATATCCTATTGTATTAGAAAAAGGAGTTATCCAACCTGGAAACAATTTTAAAATAAAAAATAGTAACACAAATATGATTATCCATGGTAGCATTGTAACTACTAATATATAATTCCACTCAATACTTTGGTTGCATATTATTCTTGAATTGTGAATATTTAAGAAATATGAGCCAATAATAATAAATAACATATACACAAAATTAATAATATTGTTATCTTTAGCGCTATTAATAGTTTCTATAGTTTTACTGCTATTTATCGTGAAAAGTGTGAAAAATAAAAAGCACATTGTTACTAATATAAAATATATTAGTGATGATCCCGGACTTGGAACCTCTGCTTCTGCTGTTGAAGCTGATGTTGAAGCTGAAGCTGATGTTGAAGCTGGTGCTGAAGCTGGAGCTGAAGCTGATGTTGAAGCTGGGGCTGCTGGTGCTGAAGCTGCTCCAGCGACCTCGGAGGCGGCAGCGCTAGCAGCGAAGGCGGCGGCAGCTTCTGCCATAATAGTATAAATTAGACTAATATAATAAATACTTAATAAATACTTAATAAATACTTAATAAATACTTAATAAATTAAGTATAAATTTTATATTATAAAAAGTAATACTTATTAATAATGAATTTTGACATTGTAAACTATGCTAATAGTCAATTTAGCAAATCAACAAATGTATTAACTGATAAACCTAAATTAGTGGACAATGGAGTTAAATATTTTTTAAGAGGGGTTCTAAAAAATTGCCATAATTATAAGCAAAATAATATTAATATTTTTTACAACATTACTATGTTTATATGTTTTATACTAATATTAGGAATAATATTAGCTATGCGTTATAAGGGAAATTCAATGAGTAAGAAATATTATGAGAAAAGCATGAAAGATAAAGAATATATAATGTCTAAATTAGTTTATTATAATCGTCAAAACTTAGATAATCAACAAAAACTCAGAAATAATATGATAACAAATTTACCTGACTATGGTAATCATGTTGAAGCTAATATATTGCATAAGAATTTATATTTTTCTTAATCATATAAACTTATATAATACTATTTAATACCTTTTTTTAAGATAATATAAACATTATAAACATTATAAAACTTTATAAGATAAATACTAAAAATAAATATATTTAGTCTATACATAGACTATATTTATAATTATGACTGAAACAACCGAGAGTTATTATAAAGATTTGCAGGATTATTATAAATTAAAAAATAACTATCAAGCACTAAAGCAAAAGAAAATTACTGAATTAACTGGACTAGCGACCTACGGTAAAGATGGCGACGTTAAAAAGAAAAGTTTTGCGAAATTTAGAGCAAAATGTATTAATTGTAAGCAAGATGGCGGCACATTATTTACTGAAACTAGCGATTTATTAAGAGCAACATGCGGAAATAGCGTTCAACCTTGCAAATTAGATTTGGCTATTAAGCGAAAGAAATTTGTGCATATTACTGAAAAAATGGGCTATGTAAAACAAGAACTAGAAAAGTATAAAAAAAACATTATAACTACTAAATTAGATTTTCTTTTTAATTATATTGAAGAAGATAAAGCAATAGAAATGTTTGAGCTTTTGAAGCAACAATTAAATAATAGCCAAGAAAATTATTTGAATTTATTAACGTTATACAATTCTATTATGTATAATGAAGAAATGAAAACTTTAATACAAGAAAAAACACTTGATTTTGAAAATAACAAAAAACTGCATAGCGAGGCTTTAGAGCTATATAAGTCAACTGGGCAAATAATGTATTTAAAAAATGCAATGGAAATCTATAAAACGAAACTCTCTCTATTAGGTAATGAAATAATGAAATTAAAATATAAATCTTCTTATGTTGAACATAATGAGCAAGACCAATTTATATTATTTCAAAATAATCACAATTTAGAAGATTTAATGCTAGAATTAAATGATTAAATGCTTACATAATTTATTATAATTTATTATATAATTTATTATATAATTTATTATAATTTATTATAATTTATTATAATTTATTATAAATATAATAAATATAGAAAAGCTAATGGGAAATAACTTTAACAAATTTTTTATGAAAATATATAACTCCACAAAATATATAAATATTAGCGTTTTTCTCATCACCTTTTTATTGGGTTTAACATACATGTATTGTTTTGAATATAATAGAAAGGTTGTTGTATATCCTACCCCTCATAATATAGATAATATTGAATATAAAGACGAGGCCGGAAATTGTTATGGTTACAAAATAAAAGATGTTAAATGCCCTAGCGACAAAAGTAAAATAGAGAATTTGCCTTTAACGTAATAATGTAATAATGTAATAATGTAATAATGTAATAATGTAATAATAATATATATATATATATATTATAGTATAATATATTATGATTGGCAACGTTGTTAAAAATTTAATGCATACAAATATGGGCAAAATAATATTATCGGTGTTATTAGGGCTGGGATTTGCAACGCTATTTAGACAAGTATGTAATTCTAAAGACTGTTATAGATTTATAGGCCCCCATCATAATGCGCTAAGAGACAAAATCTTTGCAACAGATAGTGATAAGACACAATGTTATACATTGGTAGAAGAAAATATACAATGCGGGTCAAAAAGCAAAACATTAGAATTTTCTACCAAGTTTATGTAATACAAAAAATATTATAAAAAAAATATTAAAAATTGATTTAAAATAATATATTCAAGTAGCTATCTTCAATTAGCTAGCATTAGTTATGAATTTTGACACTAAAGTTACTTATAATATGCATGCACTAAACGCTACAACCCAAGAAGATAACACTAATATACTATTAAAACTGTTTTTATACATTATATTACGTTATTTTATTTAGTTTAAACATTTTTAAATAATAAAAAAAAATTATTTAAAAAAATAGTGCGCATTATTAATATTATTATGTCGTCCACCGTTGAAACATTTGCCTTTCAGGCTGAAATTAATCAGCTCATGTCTCTTATTATTAATACTTTTTATTCAAATAAAGATATTTTTTTACGTGAATTAATTTCCAATTCATCTGATGCGTTAGATAAAATTAGGCATCATTCATTATCTGAAAAGAGCGTATTAGACAGCCATAGTGAATTGGCTATTAAAATTATTCCCGACAAGGTAAACAAAACATTAACCATTTTAGACACTGGTGTTGGCATGACCAAATCGGACATGATTACTAATCTTGGAACGATTGCTCAATCGGGTACAAAAGGGTTTATGGAAGCAATGAAAAGTCAGGGAGACGTTAATATGATTGGGCAATTCGGTGTAGGGTTTTATTCTGCGTATTTAGTTGCTGATCGTGTTGTTGTTGTTTCTAAAAATAACGATGACGAGCAATATGTGTGGGAATCTAACGCGGGTGGTTCATTTACTGTGAAAAAAGATGATTCGGGTGTTAGCCTTGGTCGTGGTACAAAGATCACATGTTATTTAAAAGAGGATCAGTTAGATTATTTAGAAGAAAGCCGGATTAAGGAGCTAGTTAAAAAGCATTCTGAGTTTATTAACTATCCAATTAGTCTTTATGTTGAAAAAACGGTTTCTAAGGAAGTAGATGTTGAAGAGGAGGTTAGCGATGCAAAAGACGATGAAGACGTAGATGAAGACCTTGGTGAAGAGGTTAGCGATGAGCCAAAGATTGATGAAATTAGCGACGAAGACTTAGCCAGTAAAGTTAAAAAAACAAAAACAGTTGAAGAAGTTGTAAGCGAATATGTTTTGCTAAACAAGCAAAAGCCTGTATGGACTAAAAAACCGGACAGCGTTTCAAAAGATGAATATGCATCTTTTTATAAATCATTAACTAATGATTGGGAAGACCATTTAGCGGTTAAACATTTTAATGTAGAGGGTCAATTAGAATTTACAGGACTATTATTTATTCCAAAGCGTGCGCCTTTTGATTTATTTGAGCCTAATACAAAAAAACAAGGTCATATTAAATTGTATGTTAGACGCGTATTTATTAGTGATGAATGCGAAGATTTAATTCCTGAATGGTTAAGGTTTGTAAGAGGAGTTGTAGACTCCGAAGATCTTCCGCTTAATATTTCACGTGAAATGTTACAGCAAAATAAAATTCTTAAAGTAATTAAGAAAAACATTGTTAAAAAATGTTTGGAATTATTTAACGAAATCAAAGATAACACTGAAGATTATGCGCAATTTTACGAGCAATTTAATAAAAATATTAAGCTTGGAATTCATGAAGACAGTTCAAATCGCGATAAATTATCGGAACTACTAATGTTTCATAGTACAAAGTCGGGACAAAATATGGTTTTCTTAAAGGACTATGTTGCTAACATGCCGTCTAATCAAAAGCAAATTTATTACATTACAGGACAATCGCTAAAATCAGTAGTAAATTCGCCATTTATTGAAAAGTGCAAGCGGCGAAATTTTGAGGTTCTTTTCATGGTTGATCCAATTGATGAATATTGTATTCAGCAGCTTAGAGAGTATCAAGGTAATCAATTAGTTTGTGTTACAAAAGAAAGTCTAAAATTTGAATATGACGACAATGAGAAAAAACAATGGGAAGACTGTGTAAATGAATTTAAACCATTAACAGAGAAAATTAAGGAAATCCTTGGACCTAATGTGGAAAAAGTTGTGTTGAGTGAGCGAGTTGTTAACTCCCCCTGCGTTTTAGTAACATCAGATTACGGGTGGACGGCTAATATGGAGCGAATTATGAAAGCGCAGGCGCTTCGTGACAATAATACGTCGTCTGTTATGATGTCCAAAAAAATTATGGAAATCAATCCACATCATGGAATTATTAAATCGCTTAAAGACCGTATTAATTTGGCAACAAATGAGCACATGATTAAAGATCTTGTAAATTTACTATACGAATCGTCTTTAATTTCAAGTGGATTTAGTATTGAAGAACCTGCTACTTTTGTAAATCGTATTAATAATATGATTAAGATTGGGCTATCAATTGAAGACGACGAAGTTGATAATATGAAGGAAGAATGCACTAAGGAGGAAGATGACACTAAAGATGGCGAGGAAAAGGAAGATGTGGACGTTTCACAATCAAATATGGAAGAAATTGACTAATGGAAGAAATTGACTAATGGAAGAAATTGACTTACACTTAAAATTATATTATGTTATACTATAATTTTAATTATGAAAAATTATTTGCGTTATTAAATGAATAAATATTTAGGAAACTATATTAATTAATATATGTCTTCAAGTGGAATTACTTCAATAAATGAGCTTCCTTCTTTAAACGGGCAAAATGGAAATTTGCAGCAACACCAAATGATGGCTCAGCAACCTCAAAATATTATTTTAAATAGAAGCGAAACTATATCAACTAATAATAATCAAATGACCACATCAAGTTATAATAATTTAATACCGCCAAGCGGTTCTAATACATCTAATCCTATTATGCAAAATAGTCCATTAACCATGGAAAATAGTCAGCAAAGTCAGCCACCACCCAACTACAATGAGTTAATTAGTCAAATACAGAAAGCAGCCGTTTATGGGTCAACGGCTTTACCGTCGCGAGACATTCCCATGGAACCTGTCAAAATTATGAATGACGTCCAAAGCCAGCCTAACTATATACCTCCGCCGCAAATTCAAGAAGATTATATTAAAAATAGTATTAGCCCTCAAAATATTATAGAAACCAACATGAGAGAATATAAACAAGACAACATGTTTGAAAAAATATATGCCGAATTTCAATTACCATTAATAATTGGATTACTATTTTTTTTATTCCAATTGCCAATTGTAAAACAATACAATAAATCATTATTACCATTTTTATTTAAAACCGATGGCAATCCAAATTTATATGGTTACATTGCCAACAGTATTATGTTTGCTTCCATGGTCCATATATTATTAAAATTGGTTACTTATGTAGTATAATTTTTACCGACCTTTATCCATAAAATAATACTTATTGTGAAACCGACTAAAAATCCGGCTATACACTGATCTGGGCCATGCCCCATAATTGGCGCAGTTAAATAAGGTCCGACAAAAAATGTTAAAATAGAATAAAATATCATTATGGCTATTGAGATTGGCGAACTTAAATGAGACATAATATATATTATAAATATATATTATATATTTGTCTTTAACTTGTTTTATATTTCTTTCTAAAGTAATCTTGTTCTTCTTGGTTTTCTTAAACTTCTTGCCTTTGTTGCCTTTTTTTTCATTTTTGAACTTCTGGTTTCTCTTCTTTTTGTGTAATTTTTCGTGTAATTAGCTCTCTTATTTGATCTTTTTTTGTGATATTTTAAACCAAAACCAACATCTTCGTGATCACTAGACGACGTCGATGATGAAACCGATGAATGCCGCGGTGATTGTACTAGTGATGGATGTGCAGGTGATCGATCCAGATTAGGCTGGGGAAAGTTGGGAGGAAGAAAAATAGTAAGAGAATCACGACCTATTGCTCGTTGACGCGTAAGTCCTGGTGCTTGCGGAAAAAGAGGATGAGGAGAAAGCGAACGAGGAGAAAGAGGATGAGGAGAAAGCGAAGGAGGAGAAAGAGGATGAGGAGAAAGCGAAGGAGGAGAAGGCGGAGGAGGAGGAGGAAGAGAAAGAAGAGGAAGAGGAAGACCAGGACTTGTACGAAGACTAGACGGGCTACTAGGAAGATGGCTTGAAGCCATAGCTAGTCTGGCGTGTGTATCAAGAAATAATATATGATTATGTGTTTGATTAATAGCTCTTGTTATATGAAGACTAAGAGTGTTTAAATTGTCCATTAGTAAATTTAATGTTTGACTACTAATGTTTTCGTTGATGTCTTTAATAATCACTCCACTGGTCATTATATTATTAATACTATTAAGTTCTGCATCAATGGATTGGTTGTCACGTTCAACTAATTGTAAATAACTACTCCTCAATGCATTAACTCTTTTTATATTAGCGAGTATTAGTTTAACTTTAAGCTGAATAGTACGTATATTTGTATTTGATGGATTAGTAATAGCAATAACTTTAGATAATAAATTTCTTAGTTCTTTTTTTATAGAAATTACTCTTCCTAATTCTGACTCCGGTGCTATTGGAGACATATAATACTATATTATAGTATTATATATTAATAAATTTATTTTCCATATTTACAATATTGTTTTTGAGAGAACCCGCGGGGTCTTCTACAATTAATAGACTTCTTATATTTTGCGGTCCATGCTCCTCCACGTTTGTCTCTTTTGCTTCTTTTGCCTCTTTTTCTAGATATGAGTTGTTTCTTACCACGCGCTTGATTTAACGCTCTATCACTAATAAGTGCTCTTGTAAGTCTACGCTCAAGCTCGCTTACAATCCTCATTATACTTTGTTGTTGTTGATATAAACTATAATGATGCTCGCTTGCTAATCTGTAAGTTTCTCGCGCTAGTTCTTTTTCGGCAATAATAGGAGCAAGACCTGTTTCCATTAGTTCATCGAAAAGAGCGCTGATGTGGTCAAATCTTGCGCGGTCAAATCTTGGATTTAAATTATTTATGTCCGTGTCTTCATCTTCATAATGTGCATAATATTCAAACCACTGCCTCTTTAGTTCACTATATTCCATTCCTAAGTTGGACTGATTAAAATTCGTAAGAAGTGTGTATCTTAAATTATCATGTTCTTCATTCAACCTTTCATAGCGCTCGCCTTCATCATCACTGCGTCTTAGTGCGCGGTCAACTTCAATAGTTAATGCATCTAATGCTGCGCGTTGTTGTCTTAAATCGACTTCTAATTCTCTAATAGTATTTCCTAAAATGGTTCTTCGTGTTTCTAAAGCCAGTGTTCGTCGTGCTAATGCAGTTGGATTATTGCGTCTTTGAGTTGCAGACCTTAAATGCATTCTAGGGGTTCTAATAGTATTTTGATTAATGCTAGACATATATATATAAGAATATAATAATATATTAGTATTTGTTATCTAGTTTCATAATCCTCTTTTTTTTGTTCTTCTATTATTTGTTTTTCTATTATTTGTTCTTCTATTTCTTCTTTTTTTACCATATGCTATATGTTGTTGTGTGTTGAATTGTCTTATTTGATTAATTAAATCAAATATTTCTAATGCAATAGTATGTCGACTATTTAATAAATTGCGTATTTTTTCTTTAACAGTTGTTAGATTATTATCTACAACATTATACACTCGTTCACTTTCGTTATATGCTGCTTGTGCATAATCTCTTTTTTCTGTTTGTGTTTTTTGTTCCTCAACATTTCTTGCTTTACTTTGTTTTATACTTTGTTTTATACTTTGTTTTATACTTTCTGTTAACTCATTTGTTAGATTTAAATTAGCCATCTTAGCAATATTTACGTGTGCTAGATGACCAATAAGAACTGTTTGTTCTTCCATAGTATTTCTCAATTCTTCTTCTAACCCGGCTATTTGTATTATTAATTCATCTTTTCTACGTATTAAAGCTAGTTTACTTATTATATTATCGGATATTACTTCTCTACAAATAGGACAAGTAGTATTACCATATTGTATGATACTTTCTAAACATTTATCATGAAATTTATGACCGCATTCTAATACACTAACGTCTTTATTTAATATCATTTGATCTAAACATATTGGGCACATATTTTTCTTTTCTTCATTTATTATTCGTATTGTTCTAAACTTATTACTTCGTTTAATAGCTTTTAATGACCTGGCTCTAGATTGAATTGTAGTTGCTGCTACATTTCTTTTTGTTCTAACCTTATTACTTCGTTTAATAGCTTTTAATGACCTGGCTCTAGATTGAATTGTAGTTGCTGCTTTTTTTTTGGCCAATGAGTTTGGACTAGGTGAAGGCATATTAATTATTATATTATTTATTATATAATATAAGAATAAAATAATAATTTTACATTAGTCGAATAATAAGTTTATATAAATGATAAACTATAATAAATGCTCCAACAAATCCTAAGGCATTATATGTTTCTTTGGACAACTTATTTTGTAATCCGTAATATGCTAGTGCTATAAATCCCGGAATAAATAATATATAATGGGCGATGTTAAGAATATTTCTTAAATTAGTAAATTCTAATGTTGGAAACGGAACAAATAATATTATACCTAATCCTAATAATCCTAACGCATAATATATTGGTCTTGGTGACTTATGTTGAAAATAACCAATATATACTAATAATGCACCAATAACAAATATATGTAGCATATTGACATACTTCATTCCTATTTTTACAATGCTCATTTACTTATTATAAAATAGTAAGCTATATTATTTTTAGATTTTAGATTTTAGATTTTAGATTTTAGATTTTAGATTTTAGATTTTACTTAAATTTCCAATATAATATTTTGGTAAAACACTTTCGCTTACAAAACTAGGGTGATTAATAGAATTAAAAAGTCGTGTTGCATCTTTGCCAACGGCTTTCATAATAACATCTCCTCCTGGATGTGTTGGTATCCATTTACTAATATTATAAACTTTATTTTCTATTATTGTCCATGCATCACCCTTTTTTTTATGTTTTTTAACTTCGCCCAATGTAAATGTGTTTTTAATGCTACCGCCTAGTTTGTGTTTTAAGGTCTTATTATATGTCTTGTTATATGTATTGTTATATGTCTTGTTATATGTATTGTTATTTGTATTGTTATTTGTGCTAGTTTCTAACAATTGTGTTATCTTGGCTATACATCTTTCAGATGTCATCAAAGCACCTTCGCACCATGCTTGATACTTTGAATAATTTTCACCAATAATATAAATACGACTATAAGGATTTAATAATTTATAACTTAAATAATCGGAGTCTACTCCTTTTTTCCAACATGCTACACCTGCATCCCAAAAATACATTTTAATATATTTACTTAAAGGCACCTTTATACTAAATAGTTGATTTAGTTTTGCGTTTAACTTAACTTTTACGTAATCAAGTCCCTTACTAGCTAATAAGTTATTCCAATAACGCGCATTAGCACAATCGCTATAACTACTCATAATTAGTCCATTATTTGGATTAATAGGAATTACAAATTGGACATTAGTATTTGTAATTGTTTTTTCAATATTCTTGAACCACACAGATCCGCTCTCTTGTTCTTTATCATAAATCTCGTATATTCTTAGGAGATTTATTGAATTTATAGAGTTTAAATCGCTTAGCAAAGGCTTGAAGATTGTCAATTTTGTCAAGCTTTTTTTAGGAATGGCGCATATTACATGTTTTGAATATATTTTTTTTGAGCCAGACCCTTTACTATTATAATTTGTAACACTTATTTCAAATAAGTCGTCTACATTGTTATTTTTGTAAGTTATATTTTCAACATTAGAGAGATTAACAAGCTTTATATTATTGGACTTATAGCCTTGTGTTTTTTTAATAGCCACTACTAGCTCATCTATTATTTGCTCTAGTCCTCCGTTAAGTGTGAAAAACTCCGCACTCTTAGTATAATCATATTTAAAATATTCAATTGCATCGTAAGCGTTTAATTCATTCAAATCGGAAGAATATTCAAATACGTCTTTCGCTGCTCGAGAGAATGACGCAGACACATATTTTGTAAGAAACTCATACAAATAATAGCTTTGTTTTGTAGACTTGCCTAATTTGGAAACTTGGGGGCTAAAGAAAAATTTGGTTAATTTGTCCATAATGTAATCTTTTGTTGATGTTTTGTTGATTGCTTTATTGTCTCTTACTTCTATATATGTTTTAGTATTTGGAATAGGGATTATTTTGGGTTTTAGACCGAGTTCATTTATTAAAGTGTTGATTAATTTATGATGAAATCCTAATCGTCCTGCGCCTAAATCCATGACATATTCTTGCTTGTCTATAGTTTCTTTATATGAATATATTCGACCGCCTAGCCGTTGTCCCGACTCTAATAATAGAATTTTTAGGTGTGTATACTTTTTTGACAATTTATATAAAGTGTAAAGGCCTGCTATGCCTCCGCCTATTATTACTAAATCATAAATGTTAACGGTATTGTTATGATTTGTTTTATTTGTTTTATTTGTTTTATTTGTTTTATTTTTTTGTGTTTTAGTCTTACTATTAGTCATGTAACTATATTATTATGTTATAGCAAGATAATAAAATAGTTTATTATGTTATATTATAACTACTATAACTAGTTATATGTCTAACATTATTCAAAAGTTGTGTAGCGCTACGTGTATTCTCTCTTGCTGCTCTTAATAAATCAAAAGTTATAGTACGCATATTACTTAACTCTATATACATAGCTACATTTACATCTATTCCATGTAATCTTATATAATTAGTAAATTGTAAATATGCTTCGTCATAATATCTTTGTGCTTCTTGTTCGAAACGTGCTGCTAATTGTTGAATTTGCATTGCATTATTTAAACGCATATTTCGGTTTGGGTTGTTTAGTCGATCCCTCAAACTAGTTATTAGACGTTCTAAATGTGCTAGTGCTTGCAATTTTTCTATTATTTGTTGTCTTTGTATTAAAGGATCAGTCATTGTAGTTCTACAAAGAGGACATATGTTATTTCCGTGACGTATCATATTTTCTAAACATCTATTATGAAATTTATGACCGCAATTTAGTGTTGTATTAGCTTCATCATCTGTCATTTGATCTAAACAAATAGGGCACTCATTTTCCTTTTCTGCATTATTTATTTCCATAGCTCTTAATCTTTCACTTAAAGTTGGCAGTTCTTTGTTTGCTGCTGACATATTAGCACGCCACGCTTCATCATATCCTTTGCCTAATCTATATGAATAAAATTTAGTAGGCGCATGGTGTTTTTTTGATTTTCCTCTGGGCTTTCTTCTAGGCTTTCTTCTAGATTTTATTCTTACAGTTTTTGCTGTTTTTACAGGCATATTTCTTAAAGCTTTAAAAAATTCAGGTATAGCAACAGTAATTACTTTATCATTATGTAAGCCAAACATTATTATTTTATATATATATAAAATAAAAGTATATAATAATATAATATAAGAATATTATTATAAATTAATGTTTGCGCTATAAATATAAACAATATTATATACATTAACGCCTAATAGAATTTGCTAGTGCTAAATCTTGCCTCCATGATGCCGATATTGAAACTTGTCCTGGTTATGCTCTTCTCGCCACTGGTGCTCTCTCCGCTGGTGCTCTCTCCGCTGGTGCTCTCTCCGCCTGTATCCTCGCCCTTGCCGCAGCCACTATTGCCACCCTCGACGCATCCGCCCTCGCCGCCTGGGCACTAGCCATTGCCGCCATCGCTGCTGTATCTGCCGTCTCCGCCCTCTCTGCCTCATCCTCCTCATCCTCATCCTCCTCATCCTCATCCTCCTCATCCTCCTCCTCATCCTCCTCCTCATCCTCCTCATACTCCGCTGCTGCTTCTTCAGGCGGGTCCTCTACTCTCACCATCATCGCCCTCACCGCCATATATGCCATATACTCCGCATTCGTATTCGGCGCCCTCTCATTAGCCCTATCTAACACCGCCTCTGCATTATTTAACGCTTCGTGCGGACTATAAGATAACAAATTAGTGATGTAGGTGCCGAAGTAGTTGCTAAATATTTGTGCACTACACAATGGGCACTTAATAAATCCTTTGCTTAAAGCTTTTATTAAACAATCAGTATGAAATATATGGCCGCATACTAGTTCTGTAGCATTACTAATTTCTTCTATTGGCATTTGACAAAATACGCATGTTTCTTCTAATTTATTTGCATGAATTACTGCAGCTTTTAAATCACCAACAAATCCTCGAGCAACTCTTGTAAATCGTTTGCCTTTTCTTTTGTCTTTTGTATATAGTTTTTTCACACTAATTTTTTGTCTTAAATTCTTTTTATGTCTTAAATTCTTTTTATGTCTAAATGTTTTTGAACCTCTTCTAAATTGTTGCGCTGCTTTCTTTTTTCTTGTTAATAATTTAGAGGTAGATGAAGGCATAATATATTATAGTATAGCATTATTATAATTATAATAATAATATTAATAATAATAATAATGCTATATATAGTATAATATAGATCATTAATTCTAAACTTTTTTTCTTTATTACCTTCCATGTATTAAATTTTCATATTCTTCTGATGTTATGCCATTAACAGTAATAGAAGGATTAACAGCCCTGCTTTGTATAGGTGCTGATACTCTCGGATATACTTGTAACCAAGTAGCCCATTGTCTATTTGCTAGCTGTCTATATGTGTTTCCATTGCGTGGAAAACTATTAATTACTATTGATGAAGCATTCATAAACCAGGTTGCTTCATCAAATGTTGTTGCATAACGCATATTATCTATTAACGCATTAGCACGATCAATAGTTGCTCTGATTTCTTGTAATCGTTGATACGTTTGTAGCCATACTTGGGTTCGTGCTTCCCTGAGAACTGCTTGTTCACTTTCTGGCAAGCTATCAATTAGTAGATCTGTTTCATGTATCAAGCCAATTGCTTCAATCATAGTAGCAGCATTAGCCAATCCTGCTATTAACGCATTAACACGATTAACAGTATTAGTATTATTAATATTATTACTAATAGGCATTGAAATAGACCTTTGTAGGTGATACGGTCTTTCTGGTGCTATAGATGTTCTACAAGATGGACAAGTTGGATTAGTGGTATTCCATTGATCAATACATTCTCTATGAAATTTATGACCGCAACGAAGTGTTTTTGTATGTCTTGGGTTTAACATAGCACCTAAACATATAGGACAAGTGTCAACTTTTGGTAGCGCGCTTCTAAATTTTTTTTGAATTCTTCTTGTAGCAAGTCTTTTTGATAAATCTGCTATTTGAATTCTTCTTGTAGCAAGTCTTTTTGATAAATCTGCTATTGCTTGTCTTGTATTTTTTCTTTTTCTAAATGATTTTTGAATATGTGTAACTACTTTTGTTGTTGGACTTAAAGACGGTGCTGTTGGATCTAAAGCTGCTAATTCTTGTACATGTGATGGAGCTATTCTACCTATAGATCTTCTTGTAAATAATCTTTTTCCTAAACTTCTTAATTTTGCTGTTTTGTTTCTTATATTTTTTATAAAGTCCATATATATATGGATATTATTTTTTATAATGCTATAATATAGATTATGAATTCTAATAAAAATATATCAAAGTTATTTAAGTTGATTAGTGAGAAAAAAATATTTTTAATATTGATTTTTCTAAATTTGCTGTTTCAACATTATATTACTTATTACGTAAGTGCTAATATTAATTTAGACGCAGGCAAGGATAAGGATAATGATAAGGATAAGGATGCATATAACACTATTATTATTGCATCTTATATAATAGGTTTCATATTAATTATAATTCTTGTATTTGTTCCTATGTCTGCATGGCTAAAATTTATAATATTTTCTCTCTTTTCTGTTGCCTACGGAGTAATATTTATATCTATAAAAAACTATTTTGATCCTAATATATTACATAGTTCTGTTGTTGGAGCTATTATTGTTTTTTCTTTTATGATATTCTTTGGAATAGCTCTAGCTATAAGTGGATTTAAATTAACCAATAATGCGACTTTTACTTTATTTTATGCTATTTTAGTATTAATAATAGTAAGTGTTGTGCAATATTATACTTATTATTATTCTTTTATAAAAAAGCTCCTACTAATTGCTGTTGCAATCTTATTTACATTATATATAGTAAATACAACAAACAATGTATTACATCGCAATTATGAAGGAGACTTTGTAACTGCGTCCTTTGATTACTATATTGATAATTCTAATTTTTTAAACGCATTAAAAATACATAATAACTAAATTACTATTTTTTGTTTTCCTATTTTTGCCAAAATAAATTATTTTAGTATATTATACTAAAATGATTTTCAAAAAATCAAATGTAGCAAATAAAAGCAAAAAATCTTTTTTTAAAAATGATATAGCACAAGTATTTAGGTTGATTAATGAAAAGAAGAGTTTCTTTGCGTTAATTTTAGCAAATTTATTATTCCAACTTTATATTACTTATTATGTAAGTGAAAATGTTAATGTACAGGAAGAGCAAGAGAAAGAAGGAGAAAAAGGTGCTAAAAATTATGACATGAAATATATTGGTGCATTAGTAGCAACAATTGTTATTATTTTAATTTTGGCATTAGTTACTATGCCGTCGTGGATGAAATTTATATTGTTTTCTCTCTTTTCTGCCGCTTTTGGTATTCTTTTAGCATATAGAAAATATGGATTGGATAGTGGTGTTATTAGAAGTGCGCTAGCCGGTACAGCCAGTATTTTTGTTACTATGTTTGTATTTGGAGTAGCACTAATAATGAGCGGTATTAAATTAGGTTTTATTACTGCTCTCATTTTGTTTTTTGCCTTATTGGCGTTAATAATTATTAGCATTGTGCAATATTTTATTGTTCAATCTTCATTATTAAAAAAATTAATAGTTATTGGATCGTTAATTATATTTTCAATTTATATTGTGTATGATACAAACTCTATATTACAACGTGATTATAGTGGCGACTTTATAAGTGCCTCATTAAACTATTATTTGGATTTAATAAATATTTTTACTGCATTATTGGGTGAAGGCGGCGATTAAACTATATTATGATATAATAATAAATGATGGTATAATAAAAATTATGGTATAATAAAAATTATGGTATAGGAATAAACTTCCACCCTAAATCGTCACATATTCTCTTCCATATTTGGTCTTGTTCTATGCGCTTTTCACGGTCTTTTAACATAGGAAAATATGGTAAAAAACTGCGCTCATTCAACAATTCGCATAATTTATATAATGTGTAATAATAGTTTAAAAAATTTACTCGTTCTTTAGGGCAATATTTCGAATATGGCTTTTGTAGCTCCATAAATAAATTGCATAATGTTTCTTCGAGTTCTGCGCTCATAATAGGCGGTCTAATTCCTAGTTTATCTTTAATAAAAGGTATATGTTCATAATATTTATTGTAACCAAGATTTTTCAATATTTCCTTAGTTTTTTTATTTGACAAATCACTCAAACTTATGCGCTCCTTTTTTATTTGGTTTTTAATATTTTCAAATACTTCGTCGGGTATATTTGTGCTCTCTTTAGCCTGAAATTGCGCCAAAATCTCTTTTAAATGATTTATTCGTTTATAGGCATAGGAGCATACTTCTTTAGGCGGTTCTTTATATGATGGTTTATCTATATCTATTAAATATTTAATACTGTTAGAGCAATTAGAGCATATTGTCATGCCTTCACTTTCAACAAATATTAGCTCACCGTTATTACATATATTACATATGTCGGACGGATAAATAAATTTGTCATAATTTAAATAATTAGGGTCAATATTGTTGAAATATTTATCTATATTTTTATTACTATCATTTTTAATTAAATTATTTTTATTTGGATTATCCATTATGTTATTGCATATGTCATAACTTAAATTTAATGAAAAAAATTGTTTGACAATATCATTTTTGTCAGAATTTTCTACCATTTCATTACTTGATATATTTTTTTTATTTTCAAAATAATCAAAAATATATTTAGAATTATTTAAATAATAATTCTTTTCTTTATTTCTAAGAGCTTTAATAGTGTTTTTATATTTATTAATAAGTTCTATAATTTCGGTCTTATTTTTTGTTTTAATTAGCATAGTTTCCAATTTATCAATTTGCTTTAAACATTTAGGAATAGCAACATCTTCGTTGTATTTAAATGATTTTATTATTTCATTATGTTTATTATCAAGGGTCGTTTTAATTACGCCTGTTCTCTTCATAGCAAGACTAATTATATTTTTAGCGTATTAAAAATTTATATATTAATTTTTGTAATTAAATATTTTGTAATAAAAACAATTAAAAACAATTAAAAACAATTAAAAACAATTAAAAACAATTAAAAACAATTAAATTAATTAAAAACAATTAAATTAATTTCAAAAATTTTTTTTCTTTAGGAATATTATAAAAAAATGGCTGGTGGTTTAATGCAATTAGTCGCCTATGGCGCACAAGATGTATATTTAACAGGTAATCCCCAAATTACTTTCTGGAAAGTTACCTATCGTCGTCACACTAATTTTGCCATGGAATCGATTGAGCAAACTTTCAACGGACAAGCGGATTTCGGTCGCCGTGTTACATGCACTGTTTCGCGTAACGGTGACTTGGCTTTCCGCACCTATTTGCAGATCACACTTCCCGAAATCGGCCAAGGTCTAGGTACAACAACTGATCCCAATGTATATGCCAGATGGTTAGACTTCCCCGGCGAGCAGTTAATTTCGCAAGTTGAAGTTGAAATCGGTGGCCAGCGCATTGACCGTCAATATGGTGACTGGATGCACATTTGGAACCAGTTAACTTTATCGAAAGAACAGGAGCGTGGCTACTACAAAATGATCGGCAACACTACCCAATTAACATACATTTGCGACCCCACCTTTGCGGACGTTGATGGCCCTTGCTCTGCCAATGGTGTTCGCCAAGTATGTGCTCCCCGCAATGCGTTACCAGAAACAACTCTATATGTTCCGCTACAGTTCTGGTATTGCCGTAACCCCGGTCTAGCTCTTCCATTGATTGCTTTACAGTACCACGAAGTTAAAATTAATTTAGACATTCGCAACATCGAAGAATGCTTATGGGCGGTTACCAATGTTAACGGAACCGGTAAAAAGGCCCTTAATGCGTATAAACAGTCGTTAGCGGCTGCTTCGCTCTTTGTTGATTACATTTTCTTAGACACTGACGAGCGCAGACGCATGGCGCAAAACCCCCACGAATACTTAATTGAACAGCTTCAATTCACAGGTGATGAATCGGTTGGTTCATCGTCCAATAAAATTAAATTGAATTTAAATCACCCATGCAAAGAGCTAATTTGGGTTGTACAGCCTGACGTCAATGTTGATTATTGCGCGTCGCTCACCGAAGGCCATTCGCTAAATCACTTACTTGGTGCTCAGCCATTCAACTACACTGACGCGCTAGATGCGTTACCTAATGCTATTCATGCCTTTGGCAACAAAGGTCTTGTTAATAGCACCTCGTACATCACTGCTTCGTCGCTCTTTGAAGATCCATTTTCTAATAAATTAGCTACTCCGTCTGGATTTGTTAGTGGCACTGCAGGAGATTTTAATGGTGGTGCGACCGAATCGGGTGTATCGGATGCCGGCACATTCGTTTTAGCTGAAACCGCGATTGATATGCATTGCTGGGGTGAAAATCCAGTTGTAGTTGCCAAATTACAGCTTAACGGCCAGGATCGCTTCTCGGAGCGTGAAGGCACATACTTCGATTTAGTTCAGCCATTCCAGCACCACACCCGTGCGCCTGACACCGGTATTAATGTTTACTCATTTGCTCTAAGACCTGAAGAGCACCAGCCATCAGGAACTTGCAATTTCTCGCGCATTGATAATGCCACTTTACAGTTAGTTCTTTCGAATGCGACTGTTCAGGGTGTTTCTACCGCCAAAGTCCGCGTATATGCTGTTAACTACAACGTTCTTCGCATTATGTCGGGCATGGGTGGTCTAGCGTACAGCAATTAAATAATAAGTCTAATAAGTCTTATGTTTTTTCATTTAATTTTTTATAAATATAAAAATTTAATGAAAATAATGAAAATAATGAAAATAATGAAAATAATGAAAATAATGAAAATAATAAAAATAATGAAAATAATGAAAATAATAAAAATAATAAAAATAATGAAAATAATGAAAATAATAAAAATAATGAAAATAATGAAAATAATGAAAATATAATATAATATAATAATTATTTTATAATACATTATAAATACAAATTATTATGAGTGTATCTTTAGCTATAAGTAGTTTTTATATTACATACGTGTTTTTACTTACAACCGGTGTAATTACATTTATAGAAGCATTACGAAGCCCGGTTCCTCAAATTCGTCACATTATGAATTTAGAAACTTGCATTTCAATTGTTGCAAGCTATTTTTATGGACTATTTATTGAAGAAATAAATAAGGCGCAAAATTTGTATAATGTTAAAGATGATACTAAAGATAATAATAATAACATTATTGATAACATTACAAATAAAGATAGTGCTATAATTAAGCCTTTAAGTGTTATACCTATAGAAAAAATTAATAATATGCGCTATATTGACTGGTCTATTACTACACCTTTTATGTTATTGGTTCTCTCTATGGTATTAGGCTATGAAAACAAAGTAATAGTAAAATTTAGACCATTTGTGTTAACAATGGTTCTCAATTTTGCCATGTTAGCATTTGGATATAGTGGAGAGATTGGGCTATTAAATAAAAATATTGCAGGTTTTATGGGTTTTATATTCTTTTTTCTAACATATGGGACAATATGGAAGCTTTTTATGACAGGATCAAAAATAACTATCCAATCCAAATTCATATTTTGGACTTTCTTAGGAACATGGTCACTTTATGGAGTATTTTATTATACAAATGAAGCAACTAAATTGATTGGATATAATATTTTGGACTTAATAGCTAAAGCGTTTGTAGGTATTTTCTTTTGGCTTTATTTAACTAAATCGGTTGTGTTTTAGTTTTGGTTTTAATATTTTATTTTTGTTTTTTGTATTTTATTTTTGTTTTTTGTATTTTATTTTTGTTTTCTTTATATTATAATATATGAATGATTTATCAAAGAATGACTTATCAAAGAATGACTTATCAAATATTATAATAAAAAAAGACGAATGTAAGAGAATAAGGAAACATAATGCTATTAAATTACCTGATACATTGTTACATTTAAGCATACCTAAATATATTAACTATTATAAAGAGTGCTATAACATTGAACAAAAACTATATAGAGAATACTTTAAAATAGAAAAACATCCATGTCAAATAAAAAATAAGGCCTATATTTCTTCTAAGTCCAATAAAATAACTATTGTGGAAAAATTAAATCAAATAATCAAAATTTTAGGTGATTTAGACAATGTTAA